CAAGTAATTTTTACAGGTCGTAAAGTTGTTACTACTATTGACCTTTATCTAAGCATCAATGCAGAAGCAAATAGTCACGCACATTATTTTTTACTAAAGTACGGTGTGACTAAGACTGAGTTCGTTCAATTTTGGCAAAAGCACTATAAAAACAGTGATAGCTTACCAAAATTAAGTGAAAGTCAAGCAGATGAGATTTTAGAAGAATACACTGTTAATCTAACCGAAATGGCTAGTCAACACAAACTAGAACCAATGATCGGGCGTGATACAGAAGTAGAAGATATTGTCAACGTCCTCGCTAAGAAATTCAAGTCAAATGTATTGTTAGTAGGAGACCCTGGTGTAGGTAAAACTGCTATCGTAGAAGGTCTTGCCCAACGAATCTTTGAACAACAAGTTCCTGAGTTTTTAATCGGACATCAAGTTTATTCACTTGAAGTTGGTAACTTGCTTGCTGGGTCTAAATATCGTGGTGACTTTGAAGAAAAAGTAAAAGCAATCTTAGAAGCACTTACAACTAAGAAGAATGCAGTTCTTTTTATTGATGAGGCTCATACAATGAAAGGCTCAGGCTCATCAAACAATGGATCCATTGACTTTGCTAATATGATTAAGCCTGCAATCACAAAGGGTAACTTGAAAGTTATTGCAAGCACAACTTGGGAAGAATACTACGAAAGTTTTGAGAAGGATCGTGCGTTGATGCGCCGTTTCTATCGTGTTGGCGTAGATGAACCAAGCAACGAATCTACTATTAAGATTCTAATGGGCTTGAGTTCACGATTGAATGAGTTCCATGATGTTGTAATTGGCGAAGAAGCAATTAAGGCTAGTGTCGAAAGTGCGACTCGTTATATTCACGACCGTAAGAATCCTGACAAATCTATTGATTTGTTAGATGCAGCCTGTGCAAAACAACGGGTAGCAATGAACAAAGGTGTAACAATCACCAAAGAAATGATTTACGAACAAGTAGAACGTTTTGCAGGTGTCAAAGCAGATAAATTAAATGACAACAGTTACGACCGAGTTAACAACTTAGAGACTAATATCAAAGACAAACTATATGGTCAAGAGGATGCAGTCAATCAAGTACTGGATCGTATCTATGTAAGTTTTGCAGGTATTGGTGCAGTTACTAAGCCAATGGCAAGTTTCTTATTCTTGGGTCCTACAGGTACTGGTAAGACTGAGTTGGCTCGACTATTAAGTAAGAACTTAGATATGCCATTGCTCAAATACGACATGTCAGAGTATAGTGAGAAATTTACAGTTTCAGCATTGCTTGGTCCCCCTCCTGGATATGTTGGCTTCGGTGAAGGTACACTAGGTGGTGGTAAACTTATTAATGATTTGAGTAAGAATCCTCATGCTATTTTGTTGTTTGATGAAGTTGAGAAGGCTCACCCAGATATCTTTAACATCTTCTTGCAGTTGCTTGATGAAGGTAAAGTTACTGGATCAAACGGTAAAGAAGTTAATGCTAAAAACTGTATCGTCATACTAACTAGTAACTTGGGTAGTGCTGATTCTGAAAAGAACGTTATCGGTTTCGGTTCACAAGAAAAGACCGGCGAAGATGATAAAGCATTGAAAGAATTCTTCAAGCCCGAGTTCCGTAATCGCCTTGATTTGGTATGTAAGTTCAACAAACTAGATACACTTGCAATTAAGAAGATTGTGGTCAAGTTTTCAGAAGATTTGAAGAAGTCATTGAAAGATACACACGAAATCACATTGAATCTTAGTGAGCCATTGATTGACTACTTGGCAGAAAAAGGTTATGACAAGAAGATGGGTGCTCGTCCATTAGCACGTAAGATTGACGAACTAATTAGGGTACCTCTATCTAAGAAAATCTTGTTTGAGCGCATCAAAAATGCTACAATAAACGCACACGTAGGCGTCAATGATACAGTAGAATTTGATGTTCAACGTAAACTAACTGCGGAAGTAGGAGAAGATGGGATTATTAAAGTCAGCGAATAATGTGCCGGGTGTCGATTATATCGACTATCGTGACCAATCATATTACAATAAGTACAATTATCGTGTTAGAGTAACAGTAGAGGGTCTGCGTAGGGGTTACTATTCTGATCCAGATGAATTTGAGGAAAGACTACTTACAAATAAATTATGGGGTAGAATTGGCAAAGAAGAAATGGCACAGATTAAACAGAATTTACCTGAAATCAAGTCAATTCTTCAGTTTAGGTCAGATCATAGAAAAGATAAGAAATTGACTATGCGTATGGAATACAACACCATGAGTGTGTTCCATAACGATTTAGATTTTCTTCACAAACATTTTGATGGTCTAGTAGGAGCAAAAGTAGATTACACAGAAGTAGAAACTACAGGTTATGCTGGTGTCAAGACGTTTGTAAACGAACCTAAATATAAGTTCCGTATCTATTTTAAGAGTAAACGTACCCCTGATGACTTCAAGGATGGTCTGAAGAAATTGTTGGAAACTAACAAACAACTAAAGACTAGCCCTGCACTAAAGCATTGGTTAAGAGATACAAGTAATCGAGGTTATTGGTGGTCTGGTTATATGAGTTCCCATTATTTCATTGATTATAATGACGAAAGTTATTTAAGCTATTTGTCATTAATGTACGGTGAATACTTGGGTAAAAAGTATAAATTACAGAAACGTCCCGATGTAGTCTAAAATGATAAATACTCTATTACTATAGGGTATTTACCATGGCAAAGATCGTAGAAGATGTACTAGTCATCAAATTCAGCAAAATCGTCAAAGATTCCGATACAGAAGTTTCAGGAATCGCAGGACACGATGTCCAACAAGCATTAGAACAAGTCGCCCAAGAATTAGTGGGCGATTCTGTCGTTGTAGAAGTGGTACAAGCATAATGGCACAGACTACAACTCTTATTTTATTACCACAAACTGCTTGGACAACTGGGACTACAGCAGTTGTAGGTACAGCACAAAAAGCCGCAGGTTATTATTTAGGTAATAGTAATCTACAAACAGTAACATGGGATTTTACTAATGTAAATTGTATAATGTACATTGAGGCAAGTCTAGCATCTGAACCTGCATCTGACAGTGATTGGTTTGAAGTTTACAGAATCGACACCGGTGGACTATCAACACAACGTAGTTTCACTAACATCGAAGGTAACTATACTTGGATACGATGCCGTGCTAATCCATTCGTTCAAGGTGTTATTCAATCAGTGAAAGTGAGCTACTAATGTACTTTTTAGTTGAAGGTGGGAATATTTGGCCTGATGTAGTTACTAACTTTGATCCAAGAGAAGTTGGTAAACCATTGACTGCCGCAACACAAAAGATTTTAGATGCTTTAGGTGTAGGAGTAAACACAGTCGGTAGTTGCTGGAAGCCACGTTTTGATAAAGACGGTAATGTAGTTCCTAGCAATGATTTAGATGCAATGTTAGATTTAGGTGTCTTACAGCAAGCATTTGGTACAGAAGATTCTAAGACAACAAGAAAAGCATTAAGCGATTACATACAGAAACAAGGAATTCACACTAAAATGGCAGGTGTTACCGTACACACTAGAATGCCATTAGGTGATAAGTTTTATCAAGTAGACTTAAAAGTAGTACCTAATGCTGCTAAAGTAGCACAATTTCACAGACATGATATCCCACAAGGTAGTCCATACAAGGGCGTTAACAAACAGTTAGTTATGAACGCACTAGCATCAAGTCAAGGTATGTTATGGAGTCCTGATGAAGGCTTGTACAAGCGTGATGCCTCAGGCAAGAAAGCAGAATTACTAAGTGATGAATGGGACGAGATTGCAAAATATCTTTTAGGTCCTTCAGCATTAGGTAAAGATTTAGGATCAGTAGAATCTATTCTAGCAAAGGTTCCTGCTGAGAAGCGTGAAGAAATAATGAGTATGGCACGTGCAGGTCATAGTTGGCAAGCAGCTACACCCGGTGTCAATGAATGGTTTAAACGAACATTGGAAATGTTAAAATGAGAGTAACACAACTACTAGAAGCAACGGGACAGGTCGGTCGCAAATATCAACATATCGAAGACCTAGTAATTGCCAATGGTAGCCTTGGCGGAATGCACGCCATTGAGCGTATTCGTCACATGGTTGACAATTACGATAGTATAGAATTAAAGTGGGATGGTATGCCTGTTGTCTACTGGGGTAGAGATGAAAAGGGCGTATTCAGAATGATCCCTAAGAATGCTTGGCAATACGTTAAGGCCGGGAAGATGACTACCAGTTCAGGGGCTAAGACACTTCCAGACAATCCTAAAGACGTATACAACTTCGTCATGGGCACAGGTGCAAATACAGGTGACGCATCACGTGCGGCGTTCGCAACAGAGTTTGCGAATCTTTGGCATTTATTTGAACAAGTTAGTCCGAAGCGTGGCTTCATAGAGGGCGGCTTGTTGTTCTTTCCTGGACAAATGCCTAAAGTTAATAAGCGCACGAACACGTTTGATTTCCGACCTAACATTACGACCTTCCATGTACCTGTTGATAGTAAATTAGGAAAGCGTATCGCCAACGCTAAAATGATGGTAGCAGCTACAGGTTACTACCCAACCTTAGGTACAGCAGATGAACAACGTTTTCCTGGTGCTGAAAAATTAAGTACATCAGACGTAATTGTTCAGGGTACAACTTATGTTGAAGAAATGCCAGGTATAGATACTAGTTACATTGATAAACTAGAAGCATATATCAAACAACATGCACAGTTGATTGATAACTACTTAGCAAAGAAACCAGGCTTGTCAAGCCCAGGTGGTATCTTATATACTTACTTGAATCAACATCTACGTACAACAGGATTACTAAAAGATTTCCCAGCATGGGCACAAAGTAATCTAAGTGCCGGTCAAGCAGAAAAGATGCTGGCTGATAAAGAAGGTTTAAAAGCAACATTAGGTGCTGTTGAAGGCATCAGTAAAATGAAAATGAATATGATTAAGTCATTGAGTTTAGGATTACATGGTGGTATACTTCAAACTAATCCTGAAGGTTATGCACAGGCACACCCTGAAATTAACTTTCATTATGACTTACCCGGTCAGTTCTTAAAATTAATTGACCAATTGAATTGGAAGCCTAGAAAATTATGAAACGCACAGGAAATAGCAAGATAGCAGTAGTTGGTTGGGGTCGAGGTATGGGTCATCAAGGTCACATGTACCTAGCTGACGCCGTAATTACACAAGCAATTAACATGAAAGCTGATCCTTATTTTTTTGTGAGTAAAACGATTGGCAAGGATGATCCTGTATTCCCAGAAGAAAAGGTTCGTATATATCAAAAAGTATTCCCACAATATGCTAACATCTTTGAACCACAAGGTAATTTAAATGGTGCATTAACACACTTAGCTGATTTGGGTTATCAAGGTGTTGTAGTTGTTGTGGGTGCAGACCAAAAGAAAGCATTTCAATATCTGGAGGGCCCTAACAAAGAAGGTGTACCTGTATATCAGTCAATGGGTCTAAAGAAATTAAAAGTAATTAGTAGACAAGAAACTAATAGCAAGTTTGCACACGAAGAGGGTCCACGTGCTACACCAATGCGTGAGATACTATTAGATCCTAACGCCAGTGAAGAAGATAAGTTTAAAGTTTGGCGTAGAGATATGCCAGAGCAATTAGGTGACCGTGAAGTATTAGATATTATGAATAAAGCAGAGAGCCGTTTAGTTCATAGCAACAAACCTAAAGTAGATAAAGTACAAGCAATGAGTAAGAAGGCTGCTAAACTTAAAGAAGCTATAATGAGTTTTAAAGTAAAGAAGCCGGCAGAACAACAGCCTGAAAAAGAACCCACTTTAGGATATAAACATTTGTTTAAGCAACCTGGAGAAGAACCAAAGCCAGTTGAAAAACATTATCGTGGTTGGGAAGAATACGAAAAAGAACATAACCCCGACGAAGTGGAAGAAAGTAGAATTATTGATGCTAACGCAAAAGTAAATTTATATTATGTAACACCAAAGGGTGCAAGACAAAAAGTTTTTCAAGCTATACCACACAGAATGATTGACAAAGCAATTATGGTTTTGCGTTCTAAGTATCCGAAGATTAAAGATACGGACATTGAAATGCGTCCTGCAGGTTATGGCGAATATACTAGAACAGAAGATGTGGCGGAAGGCCCACTAAATGAATTTGCACCAAGTGAAGATAATAGAAGAATCCCCGAACACTATATCCTTGAAAAAGACAGATATAACCTTCGCAGTAAGTGGAAGAAGTCATACGACCCCGAGGGCGGTGGAGTTCTTTTATTCACTACAAAAGAAGAAGCATTACAAGCAGTAGATAAGTTTAACAGATTAGATAAGAACCGTGAATTCAAGTATGGCGGCACACAAATGTCTGACATAGACGAGCAAGGTGTGGCGGAAGGCTTGAGTGATACACAAAAGAAGATTGAAGATACTATCAACAAATTAGAAGATAGATTGAAACACGCCAAGTCAGATGAACAATGGGATAGAATTAGTGCCCGTATTGAAAGATTACGAGCAGGGTTGAATCGTAGTAAGCAAGGTGTGGCGGAAGGCTTGAGAGGTACCGGTAATCCTGGTATGCCAACTCCATATGACCAAGGTCATAATGACGCTAAAAAAGGCATAGCATATGATAATCCATATAACCAGCCAGGTGAAGAACAAGAGCATAACCAATACAAGAAAGGTTATGAACAGGGTAAGAAGCAAGGCATGGCGGAAGGCTCTTTAGAAGAATACGGCGATACTAACAAAGGTCAAAAGATGTTAGGCAAGGTCCATCATCGTGCCGCAAATAGAGTAACAAGTAAACAAGCAGATAAAGATC